TAAGGTATGTTAAGTTCAAATAAAGCGCATTCAGCACAGTAATAATTATACTCGTGTACAATTACTGCAACTACTTCATCACAACGTTCACACATTATTAATTTATTTTTTCTTTTTGGCATCTTTCATCTTTTTAATTTCTAAATCACAGTAATGTTTAATCTTCTCAAGATCTTCAATACCATTTTTGTAAGGATATCTCAAAACGTATTTCACAACGTTACCTTGAAAAAACGTAAGTTCGTTTTTAGATATAAATTCATAAGGTTGAATTAAATAGTGTTGGTAGTGAGATCCTCCAATTTGTTTGTCTTGTGGAAATGCTTCATCGAACATATTTTTATCTGACATAGTTAGCCTCGTATTGTTTGTAATATTTTCCTAATGGAAAGTTATATTGGTGATAGGTACCCAACAAATGGAGTGTACTCTTGGATCTGGTTGCTCCTGTATACCAAACCCTAAGTTCTTTTACTTTATCTGTTAGATTTTTTTTATCGAAGTGTGATGGAAAGTTACATTTACTCGCCAGGACAACATTATCTGCTTCACCACCTTTTACTTGATGTATGGTATCAATAATAATTTTTGGAGGTTGTGATAAGTCTACACCTTCACTCATAAGTTTTTTAAAATATTGCTTATCTTTATCTTTAAATTTTCTCTTAAATACTTGATTCCATAGACCTTTTTCATCACGCATGCCACACCTTAAATGTAATTCATCAAATGTAAAGACTTGATTTGGATGTGCAAAACTCCATTTTTTACTTTCCGCTGACCGGTATCCGTGGTCTATGTTTAATAAATACTCATACATAGTTACAGCTTCTTCTCTACTGATGCTACCACCATTACAAATTTTATCCCAATAATTAATCGCAGAAAACTGATTAGGATCAAATGATTTATTATTTTTCTGGTCCTGATAATACAAACCAAGGTTTCTTGCCTCCTGTTGGAGTTCTCTTTTTACATCATTAATTCTAGCTAACACCATCCAACTTCCATCCATATCCCAAGGTACTTTTTTAAGACCACCCCACCTATACACATGGCCTTCCTTACCATTGGAGTAAAACTCTTTTTGTATTCTATTTTTACCCATAGAATTAAGTAAACACTTTGAAAAGAAATGTATGTTTTTATTTAACCTTACACTTTTTTTTAATACCAAAGACTTACCAGGAAAGGTTTGAAACAAATTAACATCCGCACCATTCCATTCATAAATCGCTTGGTCATCATCACCTGCAATATAAACTCGCTCTACTGCTTCAGCCATTTTAACTACCATGTCCCATTGTAAAGGTGTTAAATCCTGAGCTTCATCTACCATTAAAACTTTAAAAGGCACGACAAGACCATCCTCAATAAACTTCTGCACCATATCTGTGAAGTCCAACCTATCCGGTGCCCGGTGCCCGTTCTCCATCTCCATTGTTTTGAATTCTTCGTAACCTGCAATAATTGATTTAAACTGTTGTAGTCTAACTGACTTTCTTGATTGTTGTTTGTACAGCCACACAGGATCTACTTTCATGTTTCTTGCCCTGTCATATATTTGAAGCGACCAATTATTATATACTTTTTGATCATCCCAAGTATCTTTGTAGCCTACCTTGACAGTGCCATATTGTGTATGAAACATAAGCAGGTCTGCCTTTGGATCTAATACGGGAATTTCAGCAAACTGTTGTCTGGCCAAAGAATGTAATGTTCTAAAATATGAGAAAGCATCTTCGTCATAGCCTTTGAACTTTTGTCTAACCCTTGCAACACACTCGTCCACAGCTTTGTTAGTAAATGATACATAACAAATTTCGTCTGGAGAGTAACCTTTCTCAAGGTACCTCTTAACTCTTTTAAGTAGGTTTTCTGTTTTACCTGTACCAGGTGGGCCAAATATTTTAATTGTCTTCCCACGCAGCTTTTGCTTTAGTAAATTTGACATCTTTATTTTTGTGTTCCATTTGTTTTGGTAGAGTCACAACCCAATGTCTAGTCTGAATTCCTTTAAACTTAGCTTTAGGAAGTGCTTTACCTTGTTCTAAGAATCTAGTGCATTCTTTTTCATTCCAATTATAACCCATTTTTTTCATAAAAGATCTAAACGTCTCTAGCTTAAATCTCATTTCAACTTCATCTTTCCATATATTACCAGAATCTATTTGATCAAATTCGGTAGTATCTTCTACATCTTCAATGAATTTAGTCATTCTAGAATTAAATACATCCTGTTGTTCTTCTCCTGCATCAAATCCTTCCATGTCTTGTTTGTTACTTATCAATTCATCCAACCAATCTCTGTAAGGATCTGGATCTCTTTTACTTGGTTTCAAAGCTCTCCAAACAATATCGTAATTTAATAATTGTTCTCCTAACAACTGCTGTTGGTATAATTGTTTCGTACTTAATCTAATTGATTTACCTTGAATAGGTAGAATCCAATAAGGTTCTGGATAAGAATTTACTTTTAAAAGTTTACCTACTTCAGGTAAAGCTTCGTTTGATCCGATACCATGCTTACGTCTTAAGCATGTACTTGATGAACAATGCATTCTTGCAATAGAAGTTTTACATTTATAAGCATACTCTTTGTTCTCAACACCTTTGAATATATTATTTAACTCCTGTGGGTGTAGTGGTTCAGAGCATACCTTAGGCATTAAGTTTCTAGTCCAATCTTCATACATAACTGGATCTGCATTTATCTTTTTTGCTAACACTGCAACATTAAACATTGCATCGTTACGGCCTTCACCTTTTTGAACTTTGTTTTTCATAAAGTTAACTACGCAAGGTGGGTAGTCTTTTGTTTCATCGTCTTGAAATATTTTTAGTTTATTAAACTCTTTAGGATTTAATCTATAGTCAGCTACAAACTTATATAAGTTTTCTAACTTAATAGAATTACCATCGTTGTCCATTGCAACTCTTGTTGGCATCTTGGCCTTTTGATAAGGCAGATTAACAAAGTTACCTTTTCTTTTTTTATTCCAATCTTCAGGTGTAAGATCTACTTCATCCTGTGCAGGATAAATATCTGTAGTCGTATCATTAACACCTAAATCAGAAGCAAGTTCAATTAATTTTTTACGCATTGAAGATGCAGGAACTACACCATCAATAAATAAAATTAAATGGAGTCCGTTGGATTTTGATCTGAATGGGATGAGTGGGTATTTCCTTTTCCGTATAACCGATATAACGTCCTTATGCTGTATATTATAACGATCAACATCGATGACCCCCCAACTGCATGTATTATCATCTCGAATGGGAACTGATCCATAGTATTTTTCTCCTTTTAAATGTTCTAACCAATCTTCCCTGGTCATAGGCCTAGGTTCAACCCAATGTTTAAATTCTTGCTTACCATCACGACTTCTTGTTTGTCCCAATGGTTTAGAAGCACCAAAATATGTAGCAGAGCCCTGGAAGAGTTCTACAAACTCCTCCAGGGTGTTGTCAAGTATGTCCATATTAGAATGGAGTTTTTTCTACTTGATCTTCGTTTTTGTGTGTTGCTCTGATAGCACCTTTTTTACATGACTCATAAAAGTCATAGGCTGCTTTGATTGTTTCTTCGCTCCCCACTTGTCCTGTATGCTCAATCTCCCAACCATACCAAGAACCTAAGTTGTTCTTTTCAAGAACTGTCTTAAGTTTGTACTGTTGAGTAAATGGTGCAGGTCTAAAAAAACCTTTACCATCCGCTTTCTTTTGCCTTAAGGACATCATCATTGAATTCCACTTCTTAGATTTTTTTCTCTGAGTAGATTTCATAGTTATTAAGGCTGTAGATGATTTACCTTCTTCAACTACCATGACGTAGTGTGAAGCAGTTTCTTCTACATAGTTACCATTCTCAAGCCTATCCTTACCTTTTTCGTCTCTTGTCGTCTTAGACATTATATCCGAATCAGCTGGATAAACATTTACTGGAGCGACAGCACCTTTATCTCTGTCCTTCCATTCAATGTACTCTAGTTTATAAAAGCAAGGTATGACATCCATACCATCAGCGCCATTATATAACTCGTTAGTAACAGTGTTGTAGATCATTCCAGGTCTTGCATCAGCATTAAACTGGCTATCACCTTGTGTTACTTGAGGGGATAGTTGACCTAGAACTTTAAGAAATGGTAACGCCAAACTATTTGAGTCTACGTTATCAAATCCTTCATCGGCAAATTGCTCTAAGTTAATAGTGGCAACTGCACCGGCTTCTTTTTTAATCGATACTTCGTTCGATTGTCCGTCTTTTATCTTCATATTATTACCTATTATTTGTTAGTTATTTTCGTTTTATTTGCGATGTATACACCGAACAAATCAAAGGGTAGTTCTTTACCTGCTTCAACCTGCTCTTTAACAAAGGCCTTTAAAGTCATAGGCTCAACTTTTCTTTTTTATTATAGTTGAATCCATGATCTTCACAGACTTTTATCAATTCAGAGACTTCGTTGTCTTGTCCTCTATTGAATGAGGCGGTTACAGTGTTCTTGATAATATCTTCGAACCCTTTACCTCTCAACCAACTGAAGGCTTCCTCAACTCGTGATTCAGGAATTTTTGCTGCATAGAACGGTTTCACTTCTACAGTAGAACCATCACTTAATTTCAACAAAGATACACCTGCTTCCTGCATCATCTCTGGAATTATTCTCTCTTCCATATCTCTAGCTTTATGCTTTAGAAGAGAAAGACTTTCCTCGTCTTTTTCAATTTGTTTTTTTAATGTATTTAATTGATTACACTTATCTGAAATAGACTTAACACTATCTTGGCTAAGATCTATATTAGACATTTTTTCAATATCTAGTTTTTCCATATTTCCTCCTGTTGGGGTTCTTAAATTATTCATTTGATCTTTGCAAGAAAAAAATATAAAAAGTTTTTAGATGTGGAAATACCCTTATAAGACCGAGCCCTACGAGCATCAAAAAAATGCTTTATCTCAATCAGCTGAAAAAACTGAATGGGCGTATTTTATGGAAATGGGTACAGGTAAAACTAAAGTAACTATAGATAATATAGCTTATCTTTATCTACAAAGAAAAATAACTAGTGTTTTAATTATTGCACCTAAATCAGTTTATACAAATTGGGAGTCTGAGATAGAAACCCATATGCCTGACGTTCTTAAATATAAAATTTATAAATGGAATATAGATAAACCAAAAGATTATTTTAAGATGGACGAATCACCAGACTTAAAAATATTTTTAATTAATGTTGAAGCATTATCTACCAAAAGAGGCTACCAAGCTT